GTGGCTCCCGAACTTGGACTTGAACCAAGGACCCTCTGATTAACAGACAAAAAAGACCATTTGTATAAGTCTGATTTGTAATATGTTAGGTTTTTGGAAGATTTACTTTCACGGATTTTTCACGGAAAGGGAATAGCATTTATCTTCTATGTCATAAACGCTATTTCCGTGGTACTTCCTGCGGAATTATATTTGATTTCAGTCATAGTATTGTAGAATAAGCCACTGCAAATATACAATTATTATGCAGAACTTCAACCCGATACGTCTCAAATCTTTGATACGGGTATTATAAGAAAAGCAGCCCCGTGTCGTATGGCGACTACACGAGACTGCTACCGTAAAAAGGAGTGTTGTTTACAATATGTTCTAACATTTGTAATGCAAAGTAAATCAATAATTACGACATATCCAACAACTTATTTTACTTTAACCACTTAAGGTAAAATATAATAATCCCTATGTTACATAGATATAGCAGCACCACCCTTTGAGCCTTATACGTCCTTAGGGGAAGAGAGAGAATCGCCGTCGGTTTTAACTCCCGGGCGGCAGACAGAGGTTGTCTCTGTCTTCTTAGCCTCCAGTCTCACGATTTGAGACCGGAGGCTATCTATTAGCCACTTCTGATCCTCTATGATTTGTTTCTGTGCAGCAATGGTCTCGTTCAGCATCTGCACCTTTTCTTCCAAGGCACTAATGCGGTCCTGGTAATTCCTTTCCAAATCTTTAGGAATTGGAACATTTTGCTGATTATCCTCTTTCAACATTGAGCCCTCGCCGGTGAGAAGCCATGCGATGTTTAGTTCTGGATAGGTAAGAGAAATTTTCTTGATAACTTCTTGCCCTATCGAACGTGATATATTGCTTACGTACCTCGGACTTAAGCCACAATCAAGTTCAAAACGGTTCTTGCTAATTCCTTTAGATTCGATAAATTCGATAAGTCTCTGTTTGATAGGACTTTCAGTACTGTTGTTGTTCATATTCTTAAATCATTAAGATAAATTTTCTTAAAAACACGCTTGTAATCAAGAGAAATTTTCTCATCTTTGCCATATCAAATCACTCTCAAACATTTGATATAACAAGCCGAATATGCAAAAATGCGAAAAAATAGGGACTGATACAAGACCATTCACGTCGATATGGCCCACCCTCTCCGAAGACTACCAGAGGGAGGTCAGGGCTGAACTTGCAAAGAAGGGAGTGACCTATCAGACGCTCTGGAACTGGGCTCAAGGCAAGGTCAAGAAACCCGTCATGCACTACCGGATCATCCTCTGCGACGTGCTTCTGAAGAAATGCGGAATCAACGCCAACCGATTCACACTATTTCCTGACAATTAGAAACAGAAAGGGCGGTACATACATACCGTTGAGATAAGAATAAGCCATAAAGTTTAGATGTTGAGATTTCCATAAATATAAACCCGTACCGCCCTTTTATAACGAACATAAGTCAAACAATTAAATACATGAAGTCATGCAAGAGCCATTAGTAAGCGACACCGCGACATTCAACCTTACCGAAGCGGCAAAGGTTATCGGGGTACACCCAAAGACAATCCAGTACTGGATCAAGAAAAAGAGACTCCCGGTCCACTACAGGACAGTAAACCGGAGACCGTTCGTCACCGGAATGGAACTTAAGATGGCCTACAAGAGAACCATTTAACACAATCATAAAACACACAAAAACAATGAGAAAGTTCATTCTATTTTTTGCGATGGCAGCACTCATGATCACAGGCTGTCATGGTGTTCGTCCGGGAGCGGACGAGGAAGCGGTACTCGTACACAAGCCATGGTTCTTTGGTCATGGCGGTGTGGATATGAAGCCGGTCACTACAGGTCTTGACTGGGTGTGGTGGAGTACATCACATGAGACATTCAAGGTCGTTCCGGTCAAGTACGAAGAGAAACTTGACGACATCATTTCAAACGAGAACACTCCCCTCGACTTTCAGACCGTGATCTCACTACAGGTGCAGAAGGGAAAGACCCCGGTCCTGCTTCAGAACTACGGTGTGGACTGGTACGAGAACAACATTCGGGACACCTACCTGAACACGACCCGACATTACGTTTCCCTTTATTCGCCATTCGACCTGACGAGCAACCGAGAGGTAATCGCACATATAGACTCCTGCGTAAAAGCCGACATGGTCGCATATATACTCAAATTGTCCCAGCAGAAAGGAGAGTTGCCCGTAACCGTCTGCAACGTCATCACCGGACGTGCCATCCCGAATCAGAAGCAGCTCGAAGAAATGAATAATACTGCAGCACAGATTCAGGCCAAACAGACCCAGGAGCGTAGGCAGGAAATGGAAGCGGCACGTGAGGGTGCCGAGAAGCAGAGAGCGATAGCCGACAAAGCCTACCAGAGGGAACTCGGGCTCACCACAGATCAGTTCATCCAACTTAAGGCATGGGAAGTCATAGCAAATAAGCCGGATGCCAATATAGATGTCCTCGTCGGAGGCGGTGCCTCCCAGATGTGGAATATCAGACGCTAACTGGATAAGTGCCATTTTATGTTAGTTAGTTGAAAGGCCGGGGATAGCCTGACCGCATCCCCGGTCACAAAGTGCAAGCCGTGAGGCTCCACAGATGAATTCATTAGGTTTAGGTTTTAGTACACAGGACGGAAATCCTCATGGGCTCCGTCCAAATTGGGAGAGTAGCTCAGAGGCAGAGGGTCGGGGTGTTTTCCCGAAGGGTCGGGGGTTCGAGTCCCCCTTCTCCCACAAGGTCTGAAAGTCCTGCAATAATAATAGGCTGCAGGTGAAGCGAAACCGCACGGAGTTGCCCCACGCCGGATTACAAGTAGCCCCGTGTTGCTCCAGATACCTGGGAACGCCTTGTGCGGAGGATTACCGCATCAGACCACAACTTTTAACTATTAACGCTTATGGAAACAGAGATTATTGATTCCGAATACCCTGAACTTGAAGTGGGCGAAGAGTTCACCACAGACCAGAACGAGAAAATGAGGTGCATCGGACACCATGAGGACGGATGTCCTATCTGCGAATATGTGGATTAACAACAACCAACATAAATACAAGTACTATGGATTTAGAGAAATTATCATTCAACGGGATTGATCACGAAAAGTTCGTGGACTCCGTACAGACAGTATGTCAGTTTATCAGTGGTGTAACAAATACCCCCCCGGAACAGATGAACATAGACTGGGACTGATGCTTACGGGTATCACAATAATGCCACTGCATGATTCCCTTGGGAAATTTCATGATACCCTCATGGAAGAGCGAAAGTACCTTCAAAAGGAGTCAGCAGTGAAACATTCAGACAGAGATATGCAAACCAACTAATACAAGTAAATCATGGAAAAAACATTATTTGAAATGACTCAGGACTTCGTTATGTCATTGGGTCAGGCAAAATTAAGCAAGGACAAGATCGGAGAAGAAGCAGCCATCATCGTGGCAATTCGGCCAGCACGGGGGGGGGAATCCGATAAGGACATAGAGCATGGTGAAGTCACTGCGGCTGTGATGGGTAAGAATGGACATCTATTCAATGCTCTTCTGACAATCGGAAGACAAGACCGCGACATGAGAGTGAACATCATCAAAGCTGCTTCAAGACTGATTCTTGATTTTGATTAGAAATACAGAGGAAACGCGGAATAAACACACATTTACTCCGCATTATTCCACAAAAACTTAACATAGACGGGGAGTTTCTTTGGGTTTCTTCCGAAGAAATACGAAGAAACTCCAGACTGCGGTAACGTAGTCGGTTTGTGGGTTGGAAGCCTGTATATCCGTTTGCCCTTGTCGGGGTAAGGGTGGGGCTGGAGACACAAAGGAAAGAGCCTGTAGGTTAGACGTGCTTTCCGGATGTGCAACGCTTGGCTCCGTAAAACTTCAGAGCAATCTCCAGCAAGAATGACTGGCAGCATGGAAAGACAGCATTTGTTTAAGAATCGTTCAGTCCGGAGCGACATGACAGTTACTCCGGGCACAATGCCAGCCGTGATGGTCCGCAAAACATGAATAGTTTTTTCATAGGTTAAGTTTTAGGTTAGAATTGCCCCGGCATGGTTGGTTCTGTGTCGGGGTGCCAGAGACGCAGGGATGTGTTGCTTTTGAGTACTAATTTGATTTGCACCTGGTCATGGGAGTGGTGAAACCTCCCATGGCTGCTATTGACAACATAAAAACATTGATTATGAGTAACGAAATTCAGAATGCTCAGGAACTTGGAACTCCTGTACCGGCAGCCTCGCTTCTCCCACTATCGGAGATTGAGAGCCTTGTTAGTGTAGCCAAACGCTATCCGCGTGATATAAAGTCGGCTCTTGACAAGTCCTTTACCATAGCCACCCTTGATCCGGAGAATGCGGAGTCTTGCGTGTACATGCTTGAACGCAAAGGAAAGGACGGGCAGCCTACCACCATAGAGGGCCCTTCGATCCGTTTCGCGGAGATTATAGCCAGCCAGTACGGGAATCTCCGTGTCGGCTCTCGAATCCTCCTTAATGACGGGAAACAGTTGATTGCAGAAGGCTTCTGCTTTGATGCCGAGACCAACTATGCCGTATCGAAACAGGTCATAAGGCGTATCACCTATAAGAACGGAACGACATACTCAGAGGATATGCAGAATATCACTGGAAATGCCGCCCAAAGTATTGCTATGCGTAATGCGATATTCACTGTCGTGCCACTTGCAATCCTGAAACCGGTTCTTGAAAAGATCAAGGAATTCGCAGCTCAGAATGTGGCTACTGCGGAAGAGTTTGAGAAGAAGAGAAACAAGACTATCCAGTGGTTCACCAAGAGAGGTGTCACGGAAGCGGAAATCCTAAAATACTTCAGTCTCAAAAACATGGATGAAATCACTGCAGAGCATGTGGTGAAACTCATTTCTCTTGCCAATTCAATCAAGGACGGCTACACTACTCTGGATGTCGAATTCCGTCCCGAGAAGGTGAAGGAAGAGGCGATCTCCGAAGGCGTAGCAGCCAAGAAAGAGGATATGAGAGAAAAGGGAAAGAAGGAGGAAAAGGATTCAGACAGACTCTTGTAACGCCATGTCACGATTTGAATCATATACACCCGAGCAGCTTGAGGAACACCTGTCAAACTATCTCTTAGATTCGTGGAGTTATTCAAAGGTCAATTCTTTCTCTCGAAACGAGAAAGCGTTTGAACGAGAGTACATCTACTGCGAGGCCGGCAGGAGTTCGTCAAGCACTGTGGCTGGAAATGCCTATCACGAGGCACTTCAGTATTACTTCGAGTGCTTCCGTGACCAGAAGCCGGAGCCGAGCATCATTGATCTGCAGCAGATAGCATACATCTACATCACGGAGTTCGAGCCCCATAGATGGAAACTGCAAAAACGCACCCCTACCGTAGAGACTGCAATGGAAGCGGCTATCGCTGATGCAAACTTCCTCATCGAGAGTTTCATGCGTGAAAAATCCATATATCTTGATGAGATCGAAGAAGTCCTCGAAGTCGAGAGGTCCGGCACGGCATGGGTTACAGTGAACGGCCAGGACATACCTCTGCCCCTTAACTTCCGTCTCGATGTCAAGGCCCGTCTTCGTGACGGACAGATAGTGATCATAGACCATAAATCCAAGACCCAGTATTCTGATGAGGAAGAAATCGCCCTCACCTATGGAAAGCAAGGTATCACTTACGTCATAGGAGAGGAAGCGTTATGCCCAGAGCATAAAGTTTCGGTGGTCTGGATAGTCGAAAACAAGAGGACCGCGAACAGAGACCGGTCCCCACAGTTACGCAAGCATGTAATATCAATGGAGCCCGATCAGAGAAGATTATATGAAGCCCTTCTCTATGCACCGCTTAAACGTATGTGCAAGGCTCTGAATGACCCTGACTATGAGTATGTCATCAACGATAATGACACTCTCGTCAGCAAGGCTGAAATATACGAGTTCACCATGAGGACAATGATTTCCGAAGTGGAGGACTTCGATGTTCCTGAAGATAAGAAGGAACTTGTATCTCAAAGACTGCGTAAGGTCAAGGACTCTTCCTTGGCAATGATCAGCCCGAAGGTTATCACTTCATTCAAGAAGAACGCAGCATCATTTATCCAATATGATTTTTCTATGACAGATATGACAAACAAGGAAAGGATCGAGCATGTATTACGCAGTTTCGGTCTCGTTACCAATGTGGCTCATGAGATTTCAGGATATTCGTCGGACACTTACCTTCTGGAATGCTCTGCCGGAGTCCGGTTCACGGAAGTCAAGAAACTCCACATGAATTTGGCCAATGCACTCAATGTGTCAAGTGTCCGCATTCCTCAGAACCTCATCATGTACGAAGGCAAGAGTTTCCTCGGCATAGAAATGAGCAAGAAACGCACGGAAAGTCTGATGTGGGACGGAACATTGCTTGACGGCACCCTGATACCTCTCGGAAGAGATAACTTCCGCGATCTTAAGGTCTGGGACCTTGATAATCAGAGTACGCCCCACATGCTCGTCTGCGGTTCTACGGGCTCCGGAAAATCAGTTCTCATTATCTCCGTAGTGGCATTTGCCAAGTTGATGCCTCAGGTGGAGCGTATCATAATCTTCGACCCTAAATACGAGTTCTCGGACATGGCCGATGACAAGACTGAGGTCTATAATGAGATTGAGGACATTGAAAACCGAAGCGAGGAACTTGTGGAGGACATGCAATCAAGAGCCAAGTCCAAGAGAAAGTACAACCGCTACACGATGGTCATCTATGAAGAGTTTGCCGATGCCATCGACCAGGCAAGATCAGGAAAGGAACTTGACATCTACGAAGAAGTAGAGGAAGGTTTCTATGCCAACGGTACACCTAAGATCAAGAAGGTAGTCGTAGGCAGAAAGAAATCTCTTTCAGAAAACCTTAAGATGCTGGCCCAGAAGGGAAGGTCGCTCGGTTACAGACTTATAGCGGCAACTCAAAGAGCATCAGCGAAAATCATCTCTGGAGACATCAAGGTCAATTTCCCTGTTCAGGTATGTTTCCGTATGCCTAAGGCAAAGGACTCGGAAGTGGTACTCGGACAGCCTGGTGCAGAGGCTTTGGCTGGTAAGGGTGACGGCCTCTTGCGTTCACCGGAATACTCCGATGACCTTGTACGCTTTCAGGGCTTCTATAAAGAATCATAAACCTAATAAGGAGCAATACAATATGTTTAACAATTATTCATCAAAAAGGAGAGAGGTATGGCACGACCAAAGACCGCAGGAATAGAGTACTTCCCATTCGATGTCAGCTTTTTCCACGACATCAAGGTACGCAGGCTGCTAAAAGCCAAAGGAACAGAAGGAATCGTTGTGTACTCGTTTCTTCTGTGTTTAATCTACAAAGAAGGGTATTTCTTACGAAAGAATGACGACGTTGCGTTCATTTCTTCGGAAGAAACCGGAGTAACTGAGGAAGAAACCCTTTCCATCATGGATTATTGTGCAAAAATAGGTCTGTTCGACACAGATTTGTACAATAATGAGGGAATTTTGACCTCGAAGGGTATTCAGATGCGATATGAGAATATATGCAAGTTATGCCGGCGCACGTCACGTATAACAGAGTACTCTTGTCTTCCGGAATCAACTGAACCGATAGAACTTGACCTCGGAGAAATTGAGGGTCTTAGCGAAGTTCTCGACGGTGGGGTTTCTTCGGGTTTCTTCGGAAGAAATGCAAAAGAAACTATTCCCCCGAGTGGGTTTACTCCGCATGGCAACGGAAGTAATAACCCTCAAAATGGAGTTTCTTCCGAAATATCTGGAGAAAACCCATCGTCTGATGTTGTTTCTTCTGAAAACCTCGGGGTTTCCTCTGAAAAAGGTACACAAAGTAAAGTAAATAAAAGTAAAGTAAATAAAACAAAATTAAATTCAAATAAAACAGATATAAGTGATAATTCTTATTCTTCTATACCAGAAGAAATGAATAGTAATACTACGTATTCCTATTCCAAAGAAGAAAAAGAAAAAGTCTTTTCTTTCTTTTTCTGGGAGAATTATATGAATCCGCGCAAGGAGACTGAAAAATTCTATAACTGGAATGAGTTGCGTGAATGGAAGACCAGGGATGGCATTCTTGACACGGAAGGCAAGCGTATTCTTGCTGCGAAACTATGGTCTCCTGAATCAAAAGACAAGAGGTGTACGTCTCACTTCTTGGCTGTCTGGAAAACTCTATATGACGAGATCATCAAATCAAATCCTGAGGTTGCGGCCAAAATGCTTGACGAAAGGTCTCATTCGGAACTGGTGGGGACGACCATGAGTCTGTACTGCACCAAGGAGGTCTATGAGTACATAAGCAGACATAATTCTACGCTATGGCCTTTGGTGGCTGACCGCTTCCAGGGCTTAAAGGTTCAATGGAGAAGAATCTGATATGGAACTGACCGACGCAGAGACGAGAGATATACGCAAATATCTTGAATCCTTGGAAAACGAGATCAAGAATCCTCGGAAGAATAGGATTGAAAACCTTTTCCGCATGATTCGTCTCAAGTTAAACAAAGCCGAGAAACGTAACAAAGGAAAGCAACATGGTAAGTGAGATATACAATACGGACTGCATGGAATACATGAAGACCATGCCCGACAAGTTCTTTGACCTTGCCGTCGTTGATCCTCCGTATGGACTTCCGAAAGGCTCTATACATGGCAGAGGAAAACTACGCGACAGGACACTCAATAAAGGGGCAGACAAGTTTGTCAAATGGGACTGTGTCCCCGGTCCTGAGTACTTTGAGGAACTTATTCGTGTAAGCCGTAATCAGATTATCTGGGGCGGTAATTATTTTCCGTTACCTCCTACGAGGTGTGTTCTGTGCTGGGATAAAGTGCAGCCTTGGGAGAATTTCTCGCAGATAGAGATTGCTTGGACTTCATTCTCTGCTCCGGCAAAGATATTCAGATATGACAACAGAACCGGTGACAAGATTCACCCGACTCAGAAACCCGTCGCCCTTTATGCTTGGGTATTCCAGAATTTTTCCGGGGGGGGGCAGAAGATACTCGACACTCACCTCGGCTCCGGATCGAGCCGCATAGCGGCATACCGCCTCGGTCTCGACTTCTACGGATGCGAACTTGACAAGGGCTACTTCGATGCCTCGCAGGAGAGATTCGACAGGGAGTGTCTGGGAATAGAGGTGATCGGTGAACACACGGTAACACAACAAACACTGTTTTGAAATGACTGAAAAGGTTCTCAAACTCATAGAAGAGATTTCTTCCGAAATGAAAGCCAAAAGACAATATCCGATAGTCGTTACGTCCATTGACATATCCAGACGAATTAGCGGATGTCATTTGGATCAAGTCGAAAGAGTTGCCAGGACTTTGAGTGATAGAGGGCTTATCAGAATAGGGAAAACCATAAACTACGAATACTACGAAATCATAGGATCATGAACACAGATAACACAATAATATCAGCGGCAATCGAAGTACTCCGTAATTCGGATAGAGTTCGGATCGTTGCTGACGGGGGGGGGAACAACATCGACCTTATCCTCAAATCAAAGAACGCCTGCAGGTGTGTCAGGCTCGCATTACAGGATTACAAACAAAACCATTTGAGCCATGAAACTTCTGTACATTGACCTTTTCTGCGGTGCTGGTGGAACCAGTACCGGAGTGGAAGCTGCTCGGGTGGATAAAGACAAGTGTGCAAAAGTCATCGCCTGTGTCAATCACGACAAGAATGCCATTGCTTCACATGCAGCCAATCATCCCGAGGCAAAGCATTATACTGAAGACATCCGTACTCTTGACATTTCTGAACTCATCAGGCATACAAAGTCAGAGCGAAAGAAATACAAGGATTCAAAGGTTATCCTCTGGGCTTCCCTTGAGTGTACTAACTTCTCACGTGCAAAAGGAGGCCTGCCACGCGATGCAGACAGCAGAACTCTTGCTGAACATTTATTCAGATATATTGAAGGGCTTAACCCGGACTATATACAGATTGAGAACGTCGAAGAGTTCATGTCATGGGGAGACCTTGATGAGAACGGCAAGCCTGTAAGCAAGGATGCCGGAAGACTCTACATGCTTTGGGTGCAGAATGTTTGCAGATACGGGTATCATTTCGACTATCGCATTCTAAATTCAGCAGACTACGGTGCATACACTTCGCGCAGACGTTTCTTTGGAATCTTTGCCAAAGGTGATCTTCCGATAGTCTTTCCCGAGGCTTCCCACGAAAAATCCCCAAAGAACGGCATATTTGGAAGTCTGGAGGCATGGAAGCCCGTGAGGGAAGTCCTTGACTTGAACGACGAGGGAAAGTCTATTTTCGGTCGAAAAAAGCCCCTTGTGGACGCTACTCTGAAAAGGATTCATGCCGGACTCGTCAAGTTCGTCGCAGGAGGCAAGGATGCGTTTCTCGTAAAGTGGAATTCTATGAGCAGGGCAGGTATTTATCATGCCCCGGGTGTAGATGAACCGTGTCCTACTATCGCAACTCAGAACCGATTAGGGGTAGCAAAGGTTTCTTTCCTTTCAAAACAGTTCAGTGGTGAACCTGAAAGCAAGAATATCACCATTGATGGTCCTGCAGGAGCAATCACGACAAAGGATCATCATGCCTTCATTACTGCATACTATGGGAACGGAGGAAACCACAGCATTGATGCCCCGGCACCTACCATCACGACAAAGGATCGCTTGGCTTGCGTCACTCCATTCATCGTAAACCAGTACTCGGGAGGGGGACAGGTCTCCGACATGGATAGTCCGTGTCCTACCTTGCTCACTAATCCGAAGCAGAATATAGTGGTTTGCAAGCCATGGATAATGAACACCAACTTCAATAATGTCGGCAGTTCCATTGACGATCCGGCTCAGACCATTACCGCCAATAGAAAGTGGCACTATCTCATGAATCCTCAGTTTTCTTCTCCGGGAGGCTCTGTAGATAAGCCTTGCTTCACACTCATAGCAAGGATGGATAAGATGCCTCCGTATCTCATGGCAGCCTCGTGTTGTGATGATCTTCCTGACTTCATAAAGAAAGTGGACGACGGTCTCCTGTATGAAGTCTATGAGTCTGACAGCAAGGCTATGGTTGAAATTAAACTCTTCATGGCAATGTATGGCATTACGGATATAAAGATGAGGATGCTTAATGAGACTGAACTAAAACTCATAATGGGTTTCCCTCGTGAATATGTCCTGATAGGCACTCAGGCCGAGAAGAAAAAATACATAGGCAATGCAGTGGTGACTATTATCCCGAAAGTGTGGGCTGAAAGCCTGTATGTCGCCAACTGTGAAAAGATAATGAAGACGGCAGTATGAAATCCAATAGGCACATAAATGATTTGACGGGCAGACATTTCGGGAGACTCACTGCGGAAAAGTTGGTAGGGCATACCGATTACAAGGTTGGGAAATGGTTATGCAAGTGTGAATGCGGAAACACTGCAGTCGTGTTGGCCAGCAACCTGACCGGAGGCCACACAAGAAGTTGCGGCTGTCTGAGGGTTGAGAACTGCCGTCGTATAGAAAGGCTTAACAAGGTAAAATATAAGAAATAATGGCATCAGAAAACAAACACATCATCATCGGCTACCTTGGCAGTGATCCCGAGGTCCGCTATGCGGATGGCCCGAGAGGACAACAGAAAGTGGCAATGCTTTCTGTCGGAACAACAGAAAAGTACAAGGATAGCAACGGAGATTACCAGACCATTACGGATTGGCACCGTTGCGTCGCATGGAGGCAAGCGGCTGACTTTATTGAGAGATTTGTCCGCAAGGGCTCAATGGTTTACATCACCGGCAAAGTGAGGACCAGAGACTATCAGGATAGAGATACGGGCAAGAAAGTCTATATCACAGAGACAATCGTCGATTCCATTCAGGTCCTTGACAGAAGGCAGGACTCTGAAGATAGAAATCAGGGAAATACTCAACAGACAAGGCGCAGACCATCAAACACCTCTACCAAAAAGCAGCAGATAAGTGGTGAGTTGCCTGATGATGACGACGATGACCTGCCTATAGGGTAAATGGTGCAACAGTAAATTATGGATGATGATGAATAAGAAAAGAAGAAATGAAATTGCTAAGGTTGTAGAACAACTGAAGCAGAGCCGAGATAAGATAACTCAGTTGGCAAATGAGGAACGCACTGCGTATGAATCCCTTCCTGAAAGTCTGAAAGAGACTGACAACGCATTGGAAATGGGAGATAATGTGGAATTCTTGGAGGCTGCATCTGAAAATGTCGAAAGTGCCATTGGGGAACTGTTGAACATTTAACGGCATACACGATGGTAAGTGAGATATACAACACGGACTGCATGGAATACATGAAGTCTATGCCCGACAAGTTCTTTGACCTTGCTGTCGTTGATCCTCCGTACTTCTCCGGTCCTGAAAAAAGAGGATTTTACGGTAAGGCAGTGAATTCAAACGGAGTTCATCGAACTTATAAGAAAAGTGATGAATGGTCCGTTCCTAAGCCAGAGTTCTTTGACGAATTGAAAAGGGTTTCCAAACGGTATATCGTATGGGGATGTAACTACTATGACTATGTATTTGAGCATGGTCGCATAGTCTGGGATAAATGCAATGGCGCATCATCCTTTTCGGATTGCGAAATAGCTGCTACAAATCTTTTCGATTCCGTCAGGATGTTCCGTTTCATGTGGAACGGAATGATGCAGGGCAAGAGCATTTCAGAAGGCCATATCATGCAGGGAGACAAATCGAAGAATGAGTTCCGGATTCACCCGACTCAGAAGCCTGTCGCCCTTTACGCTTGGATATTCCAGAATTTCGCTCGGGGGGGGCAGAAGATACTCGACACTCACCTCGGCTCCGGATCGAGCCGCATAGCGGCATACCGCCTCGGTCTCGACTTCTACGGATGCGAACTTGACAAGGGCTACTTCGATGCCTCGCAGGAGAGATTTGACAAGGAATGCCTGGGAATAGAGGTCTTCGGTAATCACACTATAACACAACAAACACTGTTTTGATCATGGCAAAAGAACAAATATACGGAGTGTGTTCGGTATGTGGCTGCACGGACACAAATCCATGTTGGCATCCCGAAGCCGGGAATTGCTGGTGGACTGATGACAGCCATACAATCTGCAGCCATTGTGCTGATCCTGTCCTTCGGGATGATCCTCGCACGATTCACTGCATAAATGACCATCAAATTTGATATTATGAAGAAGATTGCGTTTTCAGATTATTATTACCTCACACGTGCGGTAATTGACGGGAATAAGACCGTTACTCGTCGCATATTACCAGTTCAGCAGCCTACTGATGAATTTGGTTGGAAGGTGGTTATACTTGGTAGTACCACAGAAACCAAGAATAAAAAGAATATCGGCAAATTCCATTGGGTAAGAACCGATAAGTCGATGCTCAATGTGTTGGATAGCAGTGATCTATTTTTTGAACCGGCATATAAGGTCGGCGATATTGTCGCTATTGCTCAATGCTATTACGATGTCTTTAGAAATTCTACCGAGGATGTTACCAAAGAGTTCAAAAAGGAAGCCGGATGGAATAACAAGATGTTCGTAAAAGCAGACAGGATGCCACATCAGATTAAAATTACCGGCCTCCATATTGAAAGGCTACAGGATATTACCGACCACGAATGTATGAGGGAGGGTGTGAGAGAATCGACTGCATTCGGGCGTAAGACCTATATCGTCGGTGGATGCTTGGGAGACTATGAAACGCCACGAGAAGCCTTTGCTGCCCTTATGGATAAGTTGTGCGGACGTGGTACATGGGAAAGCAACCCATGTGTATGGGTTTATGAATTTGAAAAAGTTAAATGACATGGCAAAACAGAAATTAACTCAAAGGCTCTCAAAATGGCTTTATAATAAAGTCCTGCCGATATATATTCCCAAAGACACGCAAGTAAGGCTCGCTATATGGTGTTGTATAGACTGCCGAAGAAGTGGGAACTTATGGGAGGTTCTGAAAGGTACAAGAATAACACTAAGAAAGGATGGATGTGCAATATGGGTTATCAAAAAAGGGGAAGTCTGAATCGGGGGGGGCAAGCCGTAGGGTCGTAACCCGGACTGAACGAGGTTGGGCTGGCCACTTTATATGCTGTCATTACTGCAATTTCCGGAGGAACACTCTTCTCGAATATGGAGACATAAGACTCGTCGTCAGTACGGTTGGTAATATGTGGGGACCTCAGGAGCAGACTTCACCAGGCAAGGTTGCTCTGAATGCCTACTATGAGACAATGTGCTTCCACTCTGATCCTGAAGATAGCAAGTATCATGATGCCGATGTCGAACAGGAGATAAGCATTATGGGAAAACGATATATAGATCATCCGTATGCAGACGATGAAGCAAACGAAATGCACGAGGATGTCGTGGCAGAAATGACTCTCAGACTTATAGCGAGCATGTTATGAAGAAGCATAAGAAACCAATTTACATAGCGAGTTGCAGCTTTGGAAAGGATAGCATTGCGACAGTACTCCTGGCTCTTGAAAATAAAGAACCTCTCGATAAGGTTGTCTTTGCAGAAGTCATGTTTGACCATGAGAGAGGAATCAGCGGAGAAATACCGGAACATATAGAGTGGATATATTCAACGGCTATCCCGAAATTAGAGCAGATGGGTGTCACTGTTGATGTCGTGAAAGCCAAGAAAGACTATGTCAGTTTTTTTCGCAACGCCGTCGGGGGGGGAATTACAAAGGTAAAATCTATGGTTTTCCAATCGGCGGCAAATGCACAATCAACAGAGAATGTAAACTCAATCCGATACTTAAGTATTACAGACAATACAGGAAAGAGTTTGAGATAGTTCAGTATGTCGGGATTGCAACAGATGAGCCTAATCGTATTCCAAGACTGGATGTCAAGGGGCGAATAAAAAAGGTCTCCTTGCTGCTGAAATATGGATATACCGAGGCTATGGCGAAGGAAAAATGCCTTGAATATGGGTTATTGTCTCCCATATATCGTGAAGGTACTCGGGGGGGGTGTTGGTTCTGTCCTAACTGCAGAATTCCGACATTGGCCAGGTTCCGTAAAAGGCACCCTGATCTATGGAAAGAGTTGGAAACACTTAGCCATACACCGAATCTGACATCATACGGGTTTAAGTATGGCAAAACGCTACAATATGTAGCCAGCCAACTTGATGCTGAGGATGCACAACTTAAATTGTTTGAATTCGATGAAGATTAAACTTATAAAACAGACAAAATGTGCTCATGATGAGCATGAGGAAAGATTATATCCCCGTCCTTGGTTTGTCGCAAAACCTATACTTCAGGAAGGAACTGTTCTGGATGTAGATAAGAAATGGTCAAACTTTTATGGGACTTATTACAGGTGTGGCGACTACGACATACCGATAGATAATGCAGTATTACTTGTAAACTAACCGATATGATGAAAATTAACGAAATAAGCATAGGAGACTGGGTGAGGGTTAATGATGTTGAATACCCGATGCCTTTGATGGTAAACGAAATTGTCCGTTTAGGCGGCCAGTATTACCTGCGTTTGGGTAGAGACGATGACGCAACGATATTTCTGGAATGCGTAATCGAAAAAGTTCTTCCAGTTCCACTCACAGATGCCATTCTGTTGAAGAATGATTTTGACAAGGTTGATGAGGAAACCTTCATGTACTATGATGACCAAATGATGAATGTCATGATATGCACCCATAGCAGTCTGGAGGATCCTTTGCCAGTTGCCGACATAGCCTGCGGAATCACTACAATCAGTAGAGTTCCGGTTCCTCATGTTCATATTCTGCAGAGGGAGTTAAAGGATAAGGTTCATTTGGATATACGGCTTTGATATGGGAAAGTTAATTGATGGAATAATGGCCCTTCTGGTATTATGTGTTCTCATTGTAGCCATACTGATAGTAGGAGTTATTCATCTGCTTGCTCTGTTGCTTAACGGTTTGTTTTCTTTGGTAACAATCGAAGAACCAGAACCACAATGCGAACAATGCCGGAAGTTGTGGGAGGGTTGCAGTTGCGACTCTGAGAATAAGAAGGAATGCTTTGTACCAAATAATGAAGGAAATGAAGAATAACTGGACCAAAATAGAACGTGATAGTTCCGGGGCAATCCCTGATGGGACGCTAAAGAGGCTGTCCCACCTCCTGCCTATTGTTGTGTATTGCTCAGAAAGCAAAGAATATATCCTAATTGACAACCTCGTTAATTTCGATGTGCTTTATAGTAACTCGGATATAACTCATTATCTCGTGATCAAGAGCCCACTCATTAAGTCTCGTGCTATTCATGGCCTTATGAAGATACCGGCAGAAGCACTATTGAAGGTCGCTCAGGAAGATATTGAATGTCTAAAGGCTGAACTGAATGCTGCTCTCTCTGAAAAAGAAGTATTGCTGCAGGAAAACAATACTCTGAAGGAGACTATCGACAAGATGGAAAACACAGTTGATCCCGAAGAGGTACGAGCAGTCAGAATACAGGCTAAAGCAATCAATAAGGCTAATCAGGATTTTGAATCTCTCCGTAAGACAACAGTTTCACAAGCTGAGAGAATCAGACAACTTAAAACCACGAATCGAGAACTGTTGGATAGAATTCTTAAACTGCAGAATCAATGAAACGACGGATAATTCAAACTGAATTTACGCGGAGAATGCCAGCCATACCTAAAAAGGAATTGGAAAGATCGTGTTCTGTTGCGAAGAAACTGATCCACGCCTGGGATGTGGAAGGTGATGCCGACAAAGTCAAACGTATATTCTTCAAGTATGCCAAGATGCTTTGCAATCCTCATTATTGGGAGCTGCTGAGGACCGTATGGGTCGTAGCCGGGAGTACGGATAATGCGGATGAATTCAGGCCTTATTTCAAATCCAAACGCCCTTGCAAAGGATGGTTCATGACAGTGGAGGATGCCAAGGAACTGGAGAATATGGTTTTCCCGATGACAGTTTATAGAGCCTATAAGTCGGAACCCGATCCCGGTATTTCATGGAGCACTGACCTTGAATTTGTGAGGCGATATGCCAACGGAGTGCGTAAAATCAAGGAAAAAGTTATTGAACGGGAAGATGTCTTTGCCTACATAAGCAGGAGGCATGAGAGCGAAATAATAATACTATAAAGGAAGCCATTATGGGATATGTGGAGATAGCGGAAGTCATTCCTTATGATTGTCCTTTGGGAAAGGATAATTGTCTCGGATGTGAACATTACGTTCAGATGCAGAAAAAGTCAATAGTATGCAGTTATGATCAATACCAGCAGACAGATGATGAAGACGAGTACTGATACTGGCTGTGAATGCTGTGCTGATTGTAAGTTCTGGAAACCCAGAAACTTTTGGCAGACAACGCATCGAAAGGACCTTGAAAGGAGGGGCTTTGTCGTAGAAGCCCAAGGAGACTGCTCCAATCCAACAGTGACAGGAAAATATGAAACAACCCCAAAAATGAACTACATGAGAGCATGTCGCTATGCTGTAGATGCCGGAAGGGGTATAATAACAAAATCAGTATAACAAGAGTAAAATGAAAGCGAAAGATTTACAGGTCGGAGATATAGTGATGATTGATAATCATCCTCGCAAGATCGAGCAACTGACTAAACGCAAGGTTGGCTACCACCTCAAGCCAAATGAACCACGAATGCACTATGAACGGTTACACCATGTGTCTCCAGTAATCATTACCGCAGACTTCCTTCAGCAAAATGGCTTCATGAAGCATTTCAGCAGAGAAACATTCCATGATGAATATGTTCGGCTGGGAAAGGACCGCGAGAGATTTAACGATGAGATAGTGACAGTTTGTCTATGGGACATCGGAACTCTGATAAAAGTAAATCATCAGTTCAAAGGATATGTCAAGAACATACATACTCCGATGTGTCCTTATATCCATCAACTGCAAAGGGCCTGTGCAATAGGTGAAATAGAAATAGACTGGAACATAGAAGGAATATCTAACACCAGAAAGGTATATCGGTTTGAACATGCCACAAACAAGGATTTGGGCCTATGGTATATGAGGGACGGAAGTGATAGTGGTTATATCCATAAACTCAATTTATCATCGAAGGAAATGCCAATGGGAAGGGACGATTCGCATTATGTCGCTCCGAGTGGTAATAGGTACCATTGTTCTGCTCCTGATAGAGAAACGCTTTTGCACTGGTTCTCGAATGATGATTATCCTATACTTCGTGATAACGATTTTGTACTCATTGAGTATGTCGTTTCAGAGTTCAAGGAAGACGGGCCGCAGACTCTGTTTACGAGGGAGGGCGTATTAAGTAGGAAACAAATCCCATATAACGAATGGTAGTAAGTATGGATTTCAATACACAGTCATGTCCTTGGAGTGATTATACCGTAATAGCGATAATGTCACAAGATAATATGTCTTCATGCCGCATTTATATCTATCCGGATGAACCTCATGTTGCGGTAATTTCTGATCTCTATGTAGATGAGAAAGTCCGAGGACAAGGACGGGCGACAGAACTGTTAGACTACTGCGCTGAGATTGTCAAGCCTCTGAAGTGTACAGAAATACAGCTGAGAAGCGATACCGACGACTGGGTTCGTCAGTGGTATCTCCGGAAAGGCTTTGAAGTCATATCAAGCCAGGTATGGCTGAGGAAGAATATCGAGTAATACATGAAAACAATACAATTATGGATATACGAAAAATACTGAACAAATTGTCTGAGGAAGAACTTGAAGTACTGAAGTCAGAGTTAGACAATGATATTGAAGATGCGATAGATAGTGTCATTGACCTAAAAAACCAACCCTCGCTATTTGGGCTACAGTATAAGGCTGGGGATGTGTTTGTGTTTAAGACATATCGTGCAAAATACATCGTTAGAATCAAGGAAATAAATAATCCACATGTTCACTGTGAACGAATCGAACTGACAGAAAAAGGTACAAACTACGATTCATACGCACAATATAAAGTGGATGACTTTAACCATTGGACTAAAGTAAGTAATGACCTGTGGGATAAGATAAAGTCTATCTTGGAACATCGAGATAAAGCCATTTATGAACTCAAAATGGAAAGCGTAAGACAAGTGACAGAAATACTTAATGAAGTATTAGGAGAGTGATCTATGGAATTCAATAGTCAAGTATGCACAACTATTGAGCAGTCTAAGAGACTACTTGATCTCGGTCTGTCAGGAGATACAGCAGATATGTTATGGATGCCACAATTAAGTGTAAGGCCAGTTGTGGGAAACCCTAATGAAGTCTGTAATATCATTGTTAAAGATAATGCTATTCCTGCATGGAGTCTGAACAGGCTTATTGAGATATACTCAAAAGGCACAGGAAATTACTCATTCTTCTTTCCAGATGCCTATGAGAGTATCATTCAGGACATA